GAATCAGAAAAATATCTTATGGATAAAAAAGGAAAGTGGATTGCAGAAAAAGATTTCGCGGGTATCGCAGGCTTTCATATCAATGCGCTTTATAGCCCTTGGGTTAGATGGGAAGCTCTTATTGTAGATTTTCTGGAATCAAGAAAAAATCCTGAAAAGTTAAAGGTATTCTGGAATACGATGCTTGCTAGAAGTTTTGAAGTCCGAGGTGAAGCACCTGAATGGCGTAGGCTCTACGATGGGCGAGAAAAATTCCCTCTTCGTATCGTGCCGGCCCCCGCTTGTTTTGTAACAGGCTCAGCCGATGTGCAATTAAACCGTATAGAAGTAATGGCTGTTGCTTGGGCAAGAGATAAGCAAAACTGGACAATCGACCATAGAATACTTGAAGGCGACACCGCAAAGCCTGAAGTGTGGCGAGAGCTTGATAAATATATTCACGAAGAATTTGCGCATGAAACATCAGGTGTTCTTTTGCCGATAAAGATGTTTGCCATAGATTCCAGTTATTCGACTTCAACGGTTTATTCGTGGGCTCGAAAGCAAATGGCTTCAAAAGTCATGGCAATCAAAGGGAGCGCAAGCATTAGCATGACAGTAGGCAAGCCGACTTTTGTGGATGTTACAACGCAAGGCAAGCGCACCGCACGCGGACTTATGTTGTGGCCCATTGGTGTTTCAAAAATCAAAGAAGACCTCTACTCATGGCTTCGTTTAGAAAAGCCGCTTGATGGGGCTGAGTACCCGCCATGTTTTTGTCACTTCCCAGAATTTGACGATGAGTTTTTTAAACAACTAACGGCTGAAGACTTGGTTAAAAAAGTTGGAAAGAACAAATTCGCAAAATATGAATGGGTTAAAAATCGCGATCGAAACGAAGTCCTAGACTTATGGGTTATGGCGCGGGCCGCAGCTTCAAGAGTGGGCCTAGACCGCATGACTGACGTGCATTGGGCCGAGCTTGAAAGGCACGCCGGCTTTAATCTTAAGAAGCTAAACTATGTCGAAAATATAGAAAACCCCGCCCAAACTATAGAAGAGGTCGAAGCTATTCCGAGCCCGCCGCCTCAAGAAAGCTATGTTTTACCCCGTAGAAAGTCAGAGTATTGGTGAAAAATAGTCGCACTACGCCGAAAAATCTTTAGACTAACCGTGCAGAAAGCCCAAAATTGGGTTTATCCTGACCACACATGGCCTACACGCAAGCTCAATTAGATGCGATTGAAAAAGCCATCGGCGAGGGTGCCTTAGAAATTGAATATGGCAATCCCACAAAACGGGTTAAATATCGTTCGCTTGATGAAATGATTCGCATACGCGACCTTATAAGAAAAGATTTAGGAATCACTACGGGCACCACTAAGCGCCTTTATTTCTCAACGTGCAAAGGCACCGACACGGATGGGTCAAGTAATGAGTAGGCAAACGTGGCTTGATAAAACAATTCTTTGGGCTTCACCTCAATGGGGTTTAAGACGCCTTCACGCAAGGCTTGTTTATGAGCAAGCTCAAAAGCATTTTTCTGAAAGAGCTTATGACGGCGCAAGTAAAGGACGAAGACTTTCAAACTGGAGAACTTCGGGCTCTTCAGTAAATACCGAGACAAAGCTTAGCCTTCCACTTTTGCAACAAAGGTCTAGGGATTTAGTTAGAAACGAAGCCTATGCCACAAGATGCGTAAATGCTATTCAATCGAACGTAATTGGTGAAGGCGTGCTTGCAAAAGCAATGGCTAAGACTAAGGGCCGCGCAAAGATTTATCAAATGGAATGGCTCGATTGGGCGGGCTCTACTGATTGCGACGCTGACGGGATGAACAATTTCGCGGGCATCCAAGCTTTAGTTGTTAGGTCTATGGTCGAAAGTGGTGAAGTATTAGTTAGACGAATCAAGCGCACTTCTGATTTTGGGCTTAATATCCCCATGCAGCTTCAAGTGCTTGAGACTGATTTTATTGATTCAACAAAAGACGGCGAAGTTTTTTCAAACGGGAATTTCACCGTACAAGGTGTTGAGTTTAATTCAAAAGGGCAAAGGGTAGCGTATTGGTTATTCGACAGGCATCCCGGAGACACAACAGGTGTACCCGCGATCAAAGGGATAAATTCTAAACGCATCCCAGCCGAGGACATTCTACATATATTTAGAGTGGAAAGAGCGGGTCAAGTGCGAGGCGTGCCTTGGATGGCACCGATCATGCTCAAGCTTAAAGACCTTTCTGACTATTCTGATTTTACTTTAGTAAGACAGAAAGTTAGCGCGTGTTTCACGGCTTTTATCACGACACCCGACGCAATGGATTTAAGCACCGGCACCGCACCGAAAGCAATTGGTGAGAAATTAGAGCCCGGAGTCGCTGAGCAATTGCCGCCCGGGTATGGAATTGAGTTTGCTAATCCCCCTACAAGCGGAGATTTTTCGCAGTTCACTAATGCTCAACTTCGCGCAATAAGCGCAGGCATTGGTGTGACTTATGAGATTCTCACTAACGACTATTCTCAAGTGAATTTTTCTAGCGGTCGTATGGGATGGCAAGAGTTTCAACGCAACATAGATCAATGGCGAGCGCATCTTATTTTGCCAAGACTTTGTGTCCCTGTATGGCGTTGGTTTACCGAAACAGCCGCAATTGCAGGTTATGGAAGTGATAAAGTTGTGGCAATTTGGACAGCGCCTAAGCGCGAGATGATTGACCCCGTTAAAGAAACTGAAGCCGCTAAGCTTCAAGTTAGAAGCGGGTTTATGTCTCTTTCTGAAGCGATACGTCAAAACGGTTATGAGCCTGAAGAGGTCTTGCGCGAGCGCGCTGAAGAAAACAAACTTGTTGATTCTCTTGGGCTTGTGCTCGATAGCGACCCAAGAAATGACGTAGGTGTCAAAACTTCGGGAGTAAAAAAACCAAACGAAGACGATAGTGAAGACGAGAGTAACGACTCAGAAGACAGCGCCGCGCAAAATTAAATTGCAAGGGCTATTGAAAAAAAATACTTAATTGCCCACACTGGACTTTGAGTTATCTCTTTGAATATGAATAAAGACGCACAAAAGATAAATTCACCCATGCTCGATTTAAGAGCTTCTTTTGTCCCAAAAACTTTCGACAAAGAGAGCCGCACTGTTGAGTGCGTACTAACTTCCACGCTCCCGGTTGATAGGTACAATTGGAGTTATGGAATGTACAAAGAGATTCTATCTATGGAAGCGGGACACATTCGCGCCGATAGAATCAAAACAGGCGGTGCACCTGTTCTAAATAACCACGGCACTGCTTTTTTCGGCGGTGTTAAAGACCTTGGTGACGTTCTTGGTGTTGTAGAAAAATTCTGGGTCGAAGGCGAAGAGGCGAAAGCCATTCTTCGTTTCGCTGACACGCCTGACGTTGAGATGATTCTAAGAAAAATTGAAACAGGTATTTTGAAAAATATATCTATCGGTTATCGCGTTCATAAATATGAAGACGTGACGCCTAAAGATGTTATCGAGCCTAAAACTTTGAAGGCTGTAGATTGGGAAATTTTTGAAGCTTCTGTTGTGGCTATCCCTGCGGACTACACTGCAATGATGAAACAACAAAAAGCACAAGGCTTAGAAATGAATGAGGTAGAAATCGTGAAAAAAAGAAGTGAAGAAAAACCCGTTGAAGAGGCGGTAGTCGAAGAAAAACCAAGTGAAGAAGTTAGCGCGCCACTAGATGCGCAGGCAACGGAAGGAGAAAGTGTTATGGACACAGAAGAACAACCCGCGCAAGAAGCTGCACCTAGCGTCGATGCGCAATCTGAATCACTAGAGCAAAAAGGTGTGGAAAGTGAAAGAGCAAGAATTTTGGAAATAAAAAAATCCGTTAAGCTTGCTAAACTTTCCGACGAATTTGCAGATAAACTAATTCAAAAAGGCGTTAAATTAGAAGACGCTAGAAAGGCCATTTTTGACGAAATGGCGAAAGGACAAATTGAAGTGAAAAGCCAAAATCCAAGTGTAACAGTAGTCAGAGACGAAAGAGAAACTTTCAGACAAGCGGGCCTTGATGCTATTTTGCATCGCTCAGCGCCTAGCCGCTTCAAGATGACTGAAAACGGTCGTCGTTTTGCGGGCTTCACTCTTAAAGAGTTGGCTCGTAAATCTCTTGAAATCCAAGGTGTGGACACTAGCGGAATGAACGCTATGGATTTAGTGGGTCGTGCTCTTCACACTACTTCTGACTTTCCTTACATCTTGGCTGACGCGATTAACAAGTCGCTTCGCAGTGCTTACGAAGAAAGTCCTAAGACTTTCACAGCATGGGCTAAGAGAGCAAGCGCAAGTGATTTCAAAAACATCACTCGCACTCAACTAAACAACTTCCCTACTCTTACAAAAGTGCTTGAGCACGGTGAGATTCAAAGCAAAACAGTAAGTGAAGAAAAAGAGACATACTCTCTTGCTTCATACGCTGGGATTGTAGGAATTTCTCGTCAAGCAATCATCAACGACGACCTTAGCGCATTTGACCGCCTAGCAGCGGGCGCAGGTGTAGCAGCGGCGGCATTGGAAAGTGACATTGTATACGCAATCCTTACTGCAAACGCGGCTCTTAACGACGGCGTTGCTCTTTTCCACGCTAACCACAATAACCTCGGAAGCGGTGTTATCAACGTAGCTAACCTCGGCGCAGGCCGTGCAGCTATGAGAAAACAAAAAGCAGGTGGTCGCGTTCTTAACCTTCGCCCTGCTTTCTTGATTGTCCCTGCGGCGCTTGAAACTCTTGCGCAGCAATACATCAACCAAGGAATCGTGCCCGATCAAGGCGCGAATGCTAACCCTTTCCAAAACTCTATGGGTCTTGTAGTTGAGCCTCGTCTCGATGATACAAGCGCAGCGGTATGGTACATGGCGGCTCAGCCTAGTCTTATCGACACAGTAGAGTATTGCTACCTTGACGGCGCGGAAGGTGTTTACACCGAAACTCAAATGGGCTTTGAAATCGACGGCGTTAAGATCAAAGCACGTCACGACTTCGCAGCTAAAGCAATCGACTACAAAGGCTTGTTTAAATCTACAGGTGTGTAGTCTGAAATTAAACTAATGGGGGCCAAAAGCCCCCTATAAAGAAAGGGATTTAAGAAAATGAAAAATTTTATTCAAGACGGCGATGTATTAGAGCTAGCGGCTCCTTATGCTGTTGATTCAGGCGCGGGTGCTCTTATTGGTTCTTGTTTTGGAGTAGCTACAAAAACTTTAGCTAACGCCGAAGTAGGAAATTTTGCAATTAAAGGCGTGTTTCAACTTGCAAAAGTTGGTTCACAAGCGTGGACAGTAGGCGCAAAAATTTATTGGGACAACACCAACAAGTATTGCAC